TTGATTGTTACTGCATTTAAAATATTTGTGTATGTAGAAAAAGAATTTGATGTTGAACTCTCATATACACGAATGACCGCAGTAGAAGTGTCTAGTGATGGGTCAGGAATTATGTAGACCGCATTCTCTTCTTGTTGTGTAATCAAGAAAGTCTTTTGTCTTGCAGTACCTTCTGTTAAAGAAATGATATTAGATGCATCCGCAGTTTTGAATTCATAATATCCATTACCATCATCTGTACCCGTAAGGTTTTCTGTGGTTTGGAATGTATAATCGGTTTCATCAACATTAGACGTAAAACTGAATCCCGAAGGAAGTTGAACCAATGAAGGTCTACCCGATACACCCGCAAGAGATGTGGATAATTTTACTGTTGACACCGCAGATGTTTTAGAATCGGGTACATAACCAATACCCTCTGCAAGAGATACAACAGAAGAACGTAATTGTGCAGTACTGATAAAGGACTCATTCAAAGCAAAGTTTGCAGTCAAACCATTGTAGTGTGTGTTATATGCAAGAACATCTAGAATATTTGAAAGACCTGACGCTTCAAAGTTATAATCATTGAATTCTGATTTGTTCGCAAGAAACGTTTTTAAGTTATTCTTAATATTGTCAAAATCTAGTGCGGTTGATTTGATTGTTGTTGTCATTTTATCTTAACCTTGATAATGTCGTAGTTACTTCAACGACTTCGTTGGAATTTATTACCTTAAATTTAACAGTTACCTCAAGAGAATTTCTATCGGGTATTGATGTTGAAATTACATCAAGTACTTCTGCTCTAGGTTCGTATGTTTCAATTTGGTGTCTTATATTATAATCTATTTCTTCATCTATGTCATCGTCTGCAAGTTCAAACAATTGACCTATGATATCTCCACCATACTGAGGTTGGAAAGGTTTCTCTAAGAAATTTGTCATAAGTAAAGTCTTAACCGCTTGTTTGACTGCGGCAGAATCTTCTTTCTTGTATATTTCCCCACTTACGGGTTTCTTAGTAAATGACAAGTCGATATCTTTATATACTCTCGCCCTAGAACCCTTTACAGTATTAGTCTGTAAGTTGGTATCCTCTTGTGCGAATGCCCTTTTGATTGCCATCGTTTTATCCTAAGTCTAAACTACTATTTATACGTTTTTATTCAACGATTTCAAGTATTTCTACTAATTCGTTTTTAGACTGTAACTTGTTATTGAAATAAGTGGTAACCTTTTGGTCGAAGGTGACCTCAAAGGATTCAGGAACACTTGGCATTAACAATCCTATAGATGCACATAAAGTTCCATCGGGATTGTATGTATCATAATCAAGTCTAATTTCCTTGAACCTTATAAAGTCTTTCCAGTATACCGCAACATCAAAGGTCTTTTCATAATCAATATTACCTTCTCTATCTATTACTTGATAGTAAACTAACTCACCATCTTTCTTTTTCTTATTATCTGCTGCAGCAGGAACATTACGACCATTGAATATACCTTCTGATACAATCAGACGAACGTCATTAAAGTGTGTCGTGTTACCATTGATACTATCAATTGCGATACCATGCAAGTATAAATTACGTGCAAGTTGTTGTCTCTCGTCATTTTTGATAATAAAATTAAGTGATGTTCTATCACCATATGCACCAAGAAACTTTGCAATAGTAACGCCAGGAGCTAACTTGGTTGCAGATGTAATACTTGATGCAAGATTGGGGTTGTATAAGGGGTCTACTAATATAGCACTCATCGTCTTGATACCTTCGGTGTAAATCTTTTTCCTCTATTTTCGGTAGAGTTTCCGATTGCAGTAAATCCAAATCTTGGAGTTGGTTTAGAAGAAGATGTCCTACCAATTTTAGGTGGGGTTGTTCTTGAATAGTTTGATGACAGTCTTTGTTCAGTTACCATTTGTCCACCCAACGCATCTTTAATAGATGGGTCACGGAACGCACTACGTATCTCTTGAGTTGTAGGTGGTTTATTAAAGTAGTTCTGATAGTCATCTGTGAATATCATCTTGTTCAACAACCTATCATCCGCATCAATTACTACTGTACGAATTGAAAAGTCACCCATACTTGTGTATGCACCAATAAGGGGTGCAACAGGAGGTGGCCCATCAGGTTGTAATATTTCTTGATTCATTTTAATGTCATAACCTTTTGCTTCATGACCGTGTTCTGCACCTTTAACGTATCCAGTATGAACCCCAGCAGCAACAGTAAATGTTCCATTGAGGTCAGCAGATATATCTGACCATTCTGCATGTTTGGAACGGTCTGCCTGCCATGCAAATTGTGAGAAAATTGATTCAGTTGCTTGTCCTAGGAATGTACCATAGAATGATGCACCACTTGTGTATGCAGTCGGGCCTTCTTTACCCATATATGCTTTACCCGTGAAGTCAACGTTAGTTCCACCAATTGTACCATCATTACCCATGACAGATACAAAATCATTACCCACTAGAGAAGAGGTTTTGGATGTTACTGCATATGAGTTCTTTGCAGAGGTAAACATATTAGTTTCAACCGCAGTCTCGAATGCACCCTGTACCCATTTCTTGGCATCACCACGAATATAATCGGATTGAGTTCCATAAGTCATCTTAGTATCTTTTCCTACAATACGAGTAGACCTATTCTTTTTAATGATTTGAGTATTATTACCTTCGATATGTTCACTACTATTTCTTCCGATACTTGTTACACGAGTTCCCGCAACTTGGACATTGTAGTTACCACCCACATCCACGTTGTAATCTCCAGTGACCACAAGATTTAAATTACCTTTGTAGATAAGATTACCATGACCCTCTACAATAGTAGTTTGGTCACCACCTGTTACTTCAACCTTGTTATTAACAGAAGATATAATAACAGAACCGTCCGCACGAAGTTCTACTCCCGCACCTTTACGGTGTTTAATAAGAACACGTTCACCACCCGCAGTGTCATCCATCTCAATAACATGACCACTCGGAGTTTCTTGTACTTGGTTAAATGGATATTCGGATGGTCGTTGAGGTGCAATATCAAGAGATAGTCCTATATCACCACCCCCGATATAGAGTTCATTAATCTTTGTACCACGTGCTGCTTGGTTTAGTGAAGACCCAAAGTTATAATCCCTCTTAGGATACTCACCTGTTGGGTCAACTCCACCATCCTGTGGAACACCAAGAGTTAATTCTAGACCTTCACCTAGTTTATTAACTCTTCCTTCGAAATTGTCGTTCTTAGTTGTCATCCGTTTGTTTTCCTAAATGTCGCTTCGATATAATCTTCAACATCAAAGTATGGGTCGAACTCATCTTCATCAAGGTCATTGTGACCAAAGACTAACCCGCCAGGATATCTTCTATAAAACGCTTGCAATATCTTTTCAAGTGTGTTATACTGTGTCATGGTAAATGATTGAGAAGACCTATACATTGTAGGGTTTGCTTCCCCTGAAGAACAGTTTAAACCACCAACCAATACAACACCAATCGATGTTGCATCTAGAGATGCGAGATGTTCACCCTTTTTATTGATGGGTCTACCACGTTGTAATCTACCATCTCTTCTAATCACATAGTGATATCCAATACCATCAAGACCTAAATCTTTTTGTATATTGTTTATTTCAATTGCACCAATATTCTTATCCGTGGTTGTTTCGGTTGCATGAATAACTACAGATTGTAGAGTTCTTTCTATAGAACGTATTTCCGCTTCAAGTTCTTCTACAGATGATACGTATGTAAATGCATCATCCTTGGTGTCTCTACCACTCCATTTCTGTGTACTTGCGTCAATTGGTTTACTCTCTTCAAAGAAAGATGCGTCCACAACATTAGTCCCTGATATAGTAGTATCAAGGGATTGTACTTCTTCGTCTGCACGTTCGATAACTTCAACAGTTGCACTAACTTCTTCGGGTGGAATACCTTTTTCCGCAGCTTTGTCTTGGACTTGATTTGATAATTCTTGGGTGGTTTCTGTAGTCTCTACTTCACTAACCACCTCTTGCATTCTTGGTGTTACTGTAGGATTTACTGCAACTGTCTCTTGTACCACACTTGCTTGTTCAGAAACACTTCCTTTTGTCTTACCCACGAGTTCTTTAGTCTTCTCTTTATTAAATGGAGCGGCACTTCCTGCCAAACCTGAAATAGTTCCTTTTGCCTTACCTGTAATACCTTCTCCAATATCTTGAAGAATACCACCCGCATCACTAAGTCCCTCGTTGATTTGGGTTGTAATATTTGTATTGAAATTTGTGATACTATCTGAAAGAGATTGTACATCGGAGACAAGGTCTTTTGCCTTATCCATAAAACTTGCAACACTAGGGAATTTACTCAAGGTATTCTTTGCAGCGGTCTTTAACGCACTCAAAGCACCAAACCCTGATATATTATTTACTTGTTCTAATACTGAGTCGGGGGTAACACTATTAAGACTAGCGCCAGGTGCAAAGGTTGGAATAGATGTGATATTACTTGCAACATCATTGATTGCATTCATAGCAGCATCTTGTGCTACATTCGCCATTTGTCCCACATCAGCAACACTACCTACATTTGCAACTGCATCTTTTACGTCAGATACGAGTTGGTTCGCACCCGCAACACCAGCATCGATTCCTGCTTGGACACCACTGATACCACCCGCACCAACTACTGCAAGTCCTGAGTTCAGATTAGTGAGTGCAGTTCCCATTCCTGTCAATGAATTAAGAATATCACTTAGAGGTTGTGCAGAATCACCACCGACCTTTTCTGCGGTAATAGAATCTGCGGAATCTAGACTACTGAATTGTTGAACTCCGTTTGAATCAATCTCAAAATAGTTAAAGGATGGTATACCTGGCCCATAATTCAAATTAGTCGTTGGGTCTATAAGACCATCAAGACCAACATCATCGGTGATTTCACCAATACTTTCATTAAGGATTACTTCACCTTCTTCGTTTGGTTCGTCAACTGATAGTACTCCACCATTGACTTCACCCGCAGTTTGTCCTACCTTGGTCGCTTGTTTTGCATAGTTACCTTCTTGTGCAGTAACCGCTTTATCTTGATATCCCGCACCTTCAGAAGATTCAACAGGGACACGCTTCTTTTCAGTATAAGAGAACCCGTCTTCATCGACACCTCTTATCGTTATAACTTTATATTCTTGTTTAGTTTTACCCGCAGACTGACCCTGTTGTCTGAGTTTTATGTTTACATCGTCTTTAGTACTCATTATCCAATCCTATCCAAAAGTCTTTGTGCTTTGAACTGTGTTTGTTTTGATAATGACGGGTGTTGGAGATAGTATCTACAAAATATTTCACATGTACCCTCTTTACCCTTTATCTTATCTGAACGTAGAAGTCTTATGTTTGCACCATTCTTAGTTCCACGAAGTTCATATGCAATAAAAGCAAGTTGTGTATAAAAGTGTGGAAAGTTAGGGGAGAACTGTTTCAATAAAGAATATCTTTGTTCTGAGAACCTACCCAATCCATTCGACTGCACATTCGTCCCTGTCCTCATACCACTTGCGATACTCAAACCACTTGCAATTGCAATACTCTGTCTTAGTGTGTAACCTATATTTAGGAAGAACCTAACAGTCGCTTTTTCTCTTGATTGTTTAATTCGATTATTGATATTACCACTTACTTCGTTTTGAACATCAACATCTTTTGGTTGAAATACCTTAACAACATTTTCCCATACCCCATTTGGTTTTGTATCATCTCCAATATCCTCATTCGCTTGTTCTGATTGTAAGAGGTTGGGTAATTCTATATGGGGAAGACTTCCTATAATAATAGGTGTCTGAGAGTTTACACCATCAACAAAGAAACCAAAGACTAAAGCACTTGGTTGTAATTGTGGGATGCGTCCTATTCCTGATACACCACCTTCTGTTGTTGGTACAACACATTGTGCCCAAGGAAGGTCTGTCTGCGGAATATCTTTAGTTGATTGACTATGAATACCATGTACTCTAATCTTTACACGTCCCTCAAATCCATAAGGTGGTGATGCATCGATTACTGTCGCAATAAACCAACGAGTATTATCCCCATAGTATTCACTAGGGATTGGTTTGAACTCAATCTTTTCCATTACAGTTCCTTCATGAGTTTAACAATACTCATACTAACGTTATGATTTGTTTCTGCAAAACTATGTCTTACCGCTCTAATCAAGAAATCTCCACTCTTACCTTTATCTAGTAGTGTATCTTCGTTGTCACCATCCCCAATCTCGGTATTATCATTAGTAACATTCAATCTAACAATGTCACCTACAGATGCTTTTGCCATAAAGAATGCTTGACCCGCAACAAGACATTCAAACTCATTTTTCATGAGATGGTTTCTAATTGCACGTCCTTCTAATTTTTTAATTAATAGGTTGGGATTAAATTCATCATGATAACTTTTGTGAGGCCCATATGTACCTGTCGATGTAACCATATGATAGTTCAATGCATCATAGTCATCTAAGAATGCATCTTGTATTTTTGCATAAGGGTCAAATGTTTGAGAACGTTCCTCAGTTAATATTCCTTCTTTTTCAAGTGACTTAATAGTATTCCTTATAGAGAAGTGTGTGTCTGATATCTGTCCTGTGTTAAGATTGGTATTACCTAGATTTGCAGAATATGAACCGTGTGCAATGAGACCTAAAGTGTCCCCTTGGTTTTTTACTTTTAATTCTTTTACAATAGATGCCTTTTCTAGTTCACCATTATCTTCTGCTTCGGATACATTAGATGGGTTGTATGAATATGGAATTTTACTATTGAAAGGTTTTTGTGCCATCATCACATCAAAATTACCTAAACGTAAGTTGTCATCATGAATAGATGCCCAACAATAAAACGGTGAACCTGTTGGGGTCGTTGCACGTTTTATCATCCAACCAATCGCTTGTAAGGGAGTCATATTAGGAATGATACCCTTTATATTAGTTTGTACAGTATTCTTTGTGACCCCTTGACTTGTGGTCATATAAGATATATCAACATTTTTCTTAAGATACTTTGCAGCAGTTCTTATGATAACGTCAGATAATGTACCCTTAAAGGATGTTCTGATTTTATTTAATCTACTACTGAATACAAGTTCATCAACAAATTTGAATAAGTACATACTTGACTTACCATTATCATTCGCCTTTTTCTGTATGTCAATCTGTACAAGTCTAAAGTCTCTAGTAATAATAGGGTCAAGTTCATTACTTACGGAAGCGATTGCAATCCTAAGTATTTCTGTTCCATTAAAATTCATCTTATCGAACAACCCTTTATCATCTAGGATTGATACGTTACCTGTTAAGTATGGTCTATCGATATTTTCAAACACAGTAAATTCTGATATCGAAGTTCTGATATCATAAGACACTGCATCAAACCCACCTAGTCTATCTGCGGATATCGACGCCTCAGTTATCTTAAACTGTTGGGATTGATTTTGTTCTGCCACTATCTACGTCTCTGTTTCATGAGTTTATTGAATTCACCTGTAACGGTTGCAAGTGCTTCGGGTTTCAATACGATAATTTCTTTTAGTTCTTCATTTCTGTTTTCAAGTCTGTTAAGATTTGTTATCGGAATAAGACCACTTGGAGTTGCATCATCGTGTGGGTTTATATCCGTCCATACACCATTAGCATCTTCGTAATGATGAACTGAATTATATTGGGTGGATTCTTTTACAAGTCTCATAGTAATGTTACTACCATCCTCTTCCATATAGGATATAATCTCGTTATCACCATAGTTATTCCCGTCTACAGTATCAATTACAAGTTGACCCAAATCAAGATTACGTTTTACGATTGTTCCTACTGTACCTGAAGTCTGACCCGTGACAACCGAACCTACAGGAAAGGTCTTTGCAAAGTCAACCTCTGTAACAGTTACACGATTAGGCCATCTTAGTTTTGCATAATCAAGGAGTTCATTGTCCGCAATAGGCCATCCTGACTCCCTTATGTGGTCATTTAGTAAGAAGAATGTCCAGTAATGGTCAACTGTTTCATAGAGTTCGTATGATAATGTATCGGGTCTTTCCCCTGATACGACAGTATACTTGTTATAAAAAGAAGTGGAATCTTTAATTTGGTCAATGAGGTCAACATATTGACTTAAATCTTGTGTAAAGACCCGTGCCTCATTATCACCAAAATTATAATTTACAATATCAAATCCACGAAAATATTTAGAAGTCATAATTAGAATCCTGCCTTAATATCACTACGTTGTAGTGTTCTTGTTTCTTGGAATGATAGGGTCATATCAATCTCTTGAAAGTTACCGTCTCTAAACATAGATGCTTGTGTCGGGTTATATGTAACACTTACATCACGAAGGTAACATGGTTTAATCTTTGTTGCAATAGGTTTGTTCTTATACATCGGTTCAATCTTAAACTTGAGTGGGAACCTATAACCGATAGAAACACTTGCACCCGCTATACCCGCATTAATAGTTGTCGGATATAATTCTTCACGGAAGAAGTTGATAATAGATTTAACTTCCTCTGCTTCCTTTGGAGAGGTTGAGATGAACTTAAATGCAAACGAGAATTCACGAAGGTTAACACTCTTGAATAACACACGAGTATTGGGGTTAGTAGTTACCTGTCCCGCACTACGCAACGCACCACCAATCTCATCAGGAAGTCCCGCACTTAATTTAATCATAGCAAGTTTTGCAGTATCACCACCCGCAGCACCCTTCATTGCAGCACCGATAGTTTGTTTACCACCTTCGAATAGTGACTTAACAACTGACCCACCTTTCATGACTGCCTGTTCTGCTGCAGCACCTAGTCCACCAATATCCATATTATCATAATTAACAGTGTCACGATATGCAAGACCTGCTGGTAAATATAGTTTTACACTCTTTTCACTTTTCTTTGCTCTAGGGGATTTACCTTTTACGGTCTCGTTGGTTTCCCCTCTTAATGCTTGTAGTTTCTTTTGAACACCTTCACGAGTATCGTCTTTAACGTCATCAACTGATTTTGTTCCATCAACGACATCTCCTGCTGTTTTCCCAGCAGTTGAAACTGCACCCGCAACCGCATTTAACAGATTACCTGTATCCACACCTGCTTCGTTCAATATGGTGAATTTTATCCTACCCGCAAATTCTTCGGGATTATTAAGTGGATATTCGAAAGTTTGTCGTTTTCTTGTTACTTTTTCTGCTTGGGTTACATCTGCCATAGTTATCTTCCGACTAAATAGTTTAAAAGTCTTTGTCTTTATTTATAAGGTTTTTATGGCATATTCAGGTAGATATACAGTAAAAAACAAATCCAAGTACGAGGGTGACCATACCAAAGTGGTATATCGCTCGTTATGGGAACGACACGCATTCAAGTGGTGTGATGATAATCCATCGGTAAAATTATGGTCTTCTGAAGAAGTTGTCATACCTTATCTATATGCGGTTGATAAGAAGTACCATAGATACTTTATGGACTTGAAGATAGTCTATACAAATGGTAAGACAACACTTGTAGAAATTAAACCTGAGAAAGAGACTACACCCCCCAAGAGACAAGCACGAACTCGAAAGTTTATGACCGAAGCAGCGACTTATGTGAAGAACATGAATAAGTGGGAAGCTGCAGATACATATGCAAAAGACCGTGGGTGGACATTTCAAATATGGACTGAGAAAACACAACCTTTAAAGGGTCTTATACCTAAATCAACAAAACCTTTAAAACCATTCAAAAGACGTAAAAAATAAGTATAAATAGAAGTATGTCAAATATATTTAGTAAACTAGGATTACAGGCATTCCGTGCGGGAATCACTCCCCGTACCGAAGAGTCACGGGAATGGTTTCGTAAGAAGGCGAAGAACCTTCGTTCTATCAATCGTAGAGCATTGATGAAGGAAGAACCCATTCGACAACACTCAACCAAAAATGCACGTGCATTAATTGGTTCAATGCAGATGTTTATGTATGACCCAAAGACAAAAGAGAAATTACCGTATTACGATACATTCCCTTTAGTAGTTGTGGTTGGGCCTGCACCTGGCGGATTCTATGGATTGAATCTACACTATCTTCCCCCGATATTACGTGCGAAGATGTTAGATGCATTGATGGATATCCAGTCTAGTCCTAAGAGTGGTGATGCAAAGTTCAACCTAAGATATAAAACGTTGAAGGCATCATCTAAATTAAAATGGTATAAACCCTGTTTTAAACACTATCTAAATACTCAAGTTGAAAGTAGGTTCGCAGAAGTGAGTGCTCCTGAATGGGAGATTGCAACATTCCTACCGACTGCATCATGGAGAAAATCTAATTCACAGAAAGTCTTCGCAGACTCTAGAAAACAAATAGGTAAATAAAGTGGCAGTACAAACAATAGATGATTTTAAATCTCAGGTAGGTAAGTCCGGCGGATTTGCAGTTAACAACCTATTTAAAGTATTTCTACCACCTATCTTAGGTGAATCGAGAAGTCTTAACTTCCTGTGTAAAGGAGTAGGAATTCCTGGCAGACAGATACAAACGAACGAACATATTATAGGTATCAATAATACAAAGATTGCAAATGGTTATTTGTTTGATGATGTATCAATCACATTCTACTGCATGAATGATTTTAAGATTAGGACATATTTTGAAAAATGGCAAGACCTTTGTGTAAAAAGACAAGGTGCATATGAGATAGGGTATTACAATGAGTATACTCATCCTGTCGTTATTCAACATATCAAGAAGGGTGTTTCTTTCCCTATTAAGAAAAAGAAAATTTTTGATTCAGGTAAACTACCTTCGTCTATTGCGAATAGGTTACCTAAATTGGGGCCAATTGACCTTGCACAAGGTGAAATTGATTTGGACTTCATAACTGGAGATAAAATCACTTACACCTGTATGTTAGATAAAGCGTTCCCAACATCACTACAATCAATGGAATTAAGTAATGATGAAGCATCAATCCTTGAAGTATCGGTACAATTATCGTACAGGGATTGGTTTAGTAAAGAGGGTGACCAAGTCACCCAAAATGACGGTTTCGCAGAAGGACTTGCTGGAAACCTTATTAGTAAATTTTTATAATTAGGAGAATATTATAATGGCACTACCAAGACTGAATGACACACCCAACCATACTATGGTTATCCCATCAACGGGTAAAAAAGTATCATATAGACCTTACTTAGTTAAGGAAGAAAAGATATTGTTGATGGCATTCGAAACGAATGATGAAAAACAAGCGATGAACGCAATGGTCAAGTGTATTGAAGCATGTATCAAAGAAGACATCGATATTAACACATTTACAACATTTGATGTGGAATACTGTTTCCTTCAAATCAGAAGTAAATCTGTAGGTGAAACCGCAGACATTACTATCAAATGTGAGACCGAGGGGTGTGAAACTCCTAATGAAGTTCAGGTAAATCTATCAGAACTAAAATGTAGTGAATCGACTATTGATAATGTGATTGAACTTACAGATACTATTTCTGTTGAGATGAGATATCCTTATTTCAAAGATATGGTTGAAGGTGTTACTGATACTTCAAGGACAGAAACAGAATTTGCATATGAAACGATTCAGAACTGTATCGCTGGTGTTCAGGGTAATGAAGAACGTTACGATGCGTCAGACGTATCTGAATCTGAGATGAAAGAATTTCTTGAACAGTTAACTTCCTCACAGTTTATTAAACTTGCAGAATGGTTGGAACATATGCCCAAAGTGAAGGAAGACGTAAAATTTAAATGTAAAAAATGTGGAACTGATAATAATCACACATTAGAGGGGATGCAAAGTTTTTTTTAGTCGCCCTTTCTCATGATTCGTTAGCGAACCATTATAAGACAAACTTTGCAATGATGCAACATCATCATTATAGTTTGACAGAGTTAGATGGAATGATACCGTGGGAAAGGGACATATACGTATCTCTCCTCATGCAGTGGATTGAGGAAGAGAACGAAAGACAAAAAGAAGAAGAACGCAAACTAAGGTATTAAGAAGATGGCAAATGAAGTAGGTTTTTTAGAAGTAATCGAAGAAGTCCGTGAGTCCTCTCTAGAGGAACAGGACAAGACCATAAAGGTCAAAAAGGGTGTTGACAAATTAGTCAATATCTTTGGGGATTTCTATGACCTACAGAGACAGGCGAGACTTGATAATTTAGAAAAGGATAGAGAAAAGGGTAAAGGTGGTAAAGGTGGTAAGGCAGGTAAGGTAAAGGGTGACGGAAAAGAGAAGAAGTCTTGGTTATGGATTGTTGGTGCAATCCTTGGTATGGTCGCTGGTCTTGCAGTAGGTATCGTTGAAGGATTCGCCAAAGCTGCATTACTAATTGGAAAGGGGTTCCGTTTTCTTTTTAAACCTCTTGTTAAAGGTTCTCTCGCAGTTGTACGAGGAATCATAAAACTCTACGTAGCATTATTCCGTGGCATTGGTAAGGGATTTGCAAAATTATTCCCTAAATTTACCGCACAAATGACTCGACTCGTTGATAATGTAAAAGATGCATTTAAAGGTTTCCGAGGTAAGAACGCTAAACGTATAACGGCAGCATTAAAATATATCGGTTCTATTCCTAAACGTATTTCACTTCTTGTAACAGGAATTGGTGCCTCATTTAGAATGGGTATGACTGGACTCAATGGTGGAGTCCGAAGTATTACTGGTAGTTTCCGTAAACTGAACTTTGTCGAAAAGATGGCAAAAGGTTTGGGTGCTGGAATAGCTAGAATTGGTAGAGGTTTCCGTGCAGTACAAAATGGTGTTAAGTCTCTCTTTGCACCTATAAAACTATTTGATAAAGTCTTGGGCCCACTTGCAAAGGGAGCGGATTCAGCGAAAGACGCAACCAAGGGTGTTGGTCGAACGGGCAAGGTTATGGAGAAAATAACCAAAGCAGTTAAGTCGATAAAGAAGGTTATCGGTACTATGGGTAGTGGATTCAGTAAGATGTTCCCTATCTTCAGAACTATTGGTCGTACAATATTCTTCCCACTTACTATCATAATGACAATCGTAGATGCATTCAAAGGATTCAAAGAAGGGTTCGCATCTAGTGGTGGTAGTATAATTGGTGGTGTTCTTGGTGCAGTCAGTGGTATCCTAGTCGGTCTTATTGGTATGCCTCTTGACCTACTCAAAGGTATTATAGGATGGATTCTAGGTAAGTTCGGAATGGAAAACGCAAAAGAAATGTTGGCGTCCTTCTCATTCTCAGATATGATTAAGAATTTATTCAATGGAATCACAGACAGGGTAATGTCTTTCTTCGATGCAATGAAAGATGAGTCGGGTAAGTTTGATTTTGGTAGTATAATCAAGGTTGTATTAGGTTCTCTATTTAACCTAGTTACCATGCCTGTTAGAGGAATCTTGGAAGGTGCTGCCAAACTTGCAGAAAAGTTTAAAATGGGTAAGGTTGCGAAAGGTATCCGAGGTTTCGCAGATAAATTAAAGTTTGATACTGGGTTCGATGAAGCACTTGAGGTTAATCAAGGTGAAAGAGAACAATACAACGCAAATAAAGAAGAAAAGGAAAGAGTTGGTAAACTGAACAATGAATCAGGTGATAAGATGAAATCAGGTTCAGAAGAGATGTCAGGACGTAAAGGTGGTAGTAGTAATATTAATGTTGATAACTCTACTAGTAATAAGGGTGGTAACAATAGTAAAGCAGGTGATTCATTCCACGGAGACATGTCAGGTTCATCTGACGACAGTCCAAACTACGAATAAAAAAAGGGAGACCGAAGTCTCCCCTTTAAAAGTACTACTTAGACCTTAGTCTTCAGCAGCAAGTTTAGCGAAGTACGATAACGTATCTTCATCACCATCACCTGTAGATTTAATCTCAGGTGTCGGAACAGAATTACTCACAACAGGGGTTGCAGTTTGAGCGGGTTCAACCGCCTCCGCAGTCTGTGATAGTGATTCATTCTTTACAGTACTACCAGTACCAGTACTTTGTCCTAAGACAACTTCAAGACGTTGCTTGAGTTCATCATAAGTTTTAAAAGCACTTGGTGCAACGAACTCATTGAGTTCATGCAACTGGTTATAGACACCTTCAAGTTTAGTTTCATCAGCATCAAATAATGCAGATGTTCCTTTAAACTCTGATTTGTCATAGTTCCTGTATCCCGCAACATTACGAATTTTCAATTGAAAGTCTGCACCGTTCCAAAAATCGAAAGGGTTAACAGGTGTTTCGCCTGGAAATTGAGGTTGCATCACATCCATAATCTTATCAAAGATTTTCTTCCCGAAGTCATACAAGAATGTTTTACCTTCGTTCTGAGGATTAGAAGGGTCACTCACAACAAGAATGTTCGCTACATAATGTAGTCTACGTTTCTGTTTACGCGCGGTTTCTTTATCCTCATCATGACCACTATTCCACAGGCGGGAATTGTGTTCACTTACTGGGTCATTGTTATTCAGAGTAGTCAAAGACTTCTCAATATACCATTGACCAGTCGGCCCCTTAAAAAAGTGGTCGAAGTACCTTACCCAAGGAAGTTCTTGACCTTCCATTGCGGGTAGAAAACGAATTTGTGCGAATCCATTACCGTTGTCATCAACAGTAGGTTTCCACATGCGTTCGTCATCATAGGATTTTTTCTTGGAATCTCCACCACCAGTTAATTCCTGAGCGGCAGATACGAGTTTACTAACATCAGCTGAGTTAGATTTTAGGTTTGCAAAAGACATAATATTTCTCCGTATTTATTTGTATATTTTTGTATTGCGTTTATCCACGTTATTCATAATATAAGTTTGTGTATAGTAACACATCCATCAGGAAATGTCAACCCTTTTATTTATAAAAATGTTAACCTTCCCGATTCCATTCCTCGTGCTTCATGGTTTCTTTTTACAGAAACCTCGTAGGGTTTCCCCGACCAAGCAACAAGAACTGTCCTTCTTCCTTTTATAACTGGTGTCACTTCGTGATAATAGTTACTAGGGAAAAAAACTGTTTGACCCTTTTCGAGTCTTATAGTCCGAGAGGTTCCACCCAGTCTCGGCCCATATAAAATTAAATCTCCACCTTCGAGGTCATCTGTACAATCAATCATTGTAGAAGAACTCCACACTCTTCCACTAGGATTATGATTTACCCCTTCTTTTCCTTGAGAATCCATGTGTGTCTCAAAGAACATGCCTTCACCGTATTCCAATAAATCAAATTGGTTTATCTGACATGTATCGTCATCGACAAACCTATTAAACTTTGCGGTTATCAATGATGCATAACCTTCAGTATATCTATAATCATATACGAGGGTATCTCTTTTTTTCACATCTACCTTACCATCCATAACTACATTAGTATCGTACAGTAATGCTGGTCTAGGTTTGTTGTTCTTAGTAAAAGAGACTATTTGTTTCAAGTCCTTTTTACTAAGAATAAAATCTAGTCTTATTTTACTTCTAGATGCCATCGGGTAATGTATTTCCCTTCTCACCTATCAACATGTTTAACTGTTGACCTTCATGTTCAATACGTCCTTTTATTACAGGACTTATAAACTTACCGATATCTTCAATATCAATTTTGTTCTTCTCACAGATGTTTACAACTGCATCGATGTAACTACCACCCACTTCTTTTATATTTTCTTCTATCATTTTGGTGAGTCGTTTCTTAGTTAAGAAGTTCATTATATCACTATCCATTTCTTTTATCCATTTTGTGTTTACGCTATTTGCGTGAGTTCTGTCGAAGAACTGCATTGTCCATTCCTTTCAATTGTCTATTAATCTGACGAATCAAAATCCAACACATCAACCTCACTTTCAATTGACTTACGGCTCTTCCTAAGTCTTTCTTTTTCTGCAACAACATCGTCATCATGTTCTCTGCCCCAATCGTTTTCTAATTCTTGTGTCCACACATCACTGATATCAGGATACCAAGTTCCATATGTTCTCTTGGGTCTTCCATCAGAATGATATGCCTGTACCAAACAAATCTGTCTTATTTTACTTTCACGTTGTTCACCATATCTAAAGTCTAACCATACTCCATTAGTAAGATACTTTTTCATATTACTAATGTAAGTAGACAAGTCATGATATTCAGAACGTTCTTTAGATACTTTGGAATTCTTAAAGTTCCTTATACTTTTGAGTTCTTCACTACAAGTCTTGACCCACTGTTTTACTTTTTTCCAATGTAGGAAATGGTCATCGGGTAAATCACGAATAGAGTAATGGACGGATTTACTTCCGTCCAAACCCCGTGCCTCACGTGCAATTTTAAGACGTTCTACTGCCGCAGCTTTCTGTTCAGGAGACATGGGTTTCCTTTTACGGATAACCTTCTTCCTTTCAAATCCCATAGATTCCATCGCTTTCTCTTGTTTGAGTCTACGTGTCTCTGCGGATTTTTCTGCGGGTGTTAGTAGTTTCTTCTTTGCCATAGTAAGGTATACTTATGCAGTTTTAAAAGTTAACAAACTGTCCACTCGAAATGAACGCCAATCTTCTAAGTCCAAATCAAACACTCTTACCGCAAGTTGATTCTTTTCGGTATTTGCATTCGCATCAGTCTTAGGCATCTTCTCTTCAGGAATCATATCCTGTAGTAAAGTTGCTTTCATCTCACGGACTTCTCCGTCCTTCACTTTTGTAAACGATAAGTTTACCACACCTTCACGTAAGGTGTCAACGATTTCTTTATAATTAAGTTTCACTTGTTTCTCCATTAGTTTCGAGTTCCTTATCTAACTCCGTTAACATGTTCTCAATATCAAACGCCATTTGTTCATAACCATCTTCGGGTAACAAGTACTCAAAGAAACCAAGAACTGCATCATTCAATTTCTCGAACCTTTCTTTGTCGTGTTCAGACTCTTTACTCTTTTCATATGCATCAATCAAAGTCAATTGCATATTCTTAATAGTAATGTCATCTGCGGTTTTCAAATCGAGTACGACAGGGACTCCATTTATCGGTTCTAACTCAGGTGTATCTACACTTGCGTTATTATTTACTTCTACTTCTTCAGTCATCTTCTTCTCCATAAAAATTTACTTCCCAATCTTGATACGTATAAAACTTAAATATCAAGAATGATATATCTAAAACCCAACCATCACTAAAATCTAATTGGATAGATGGTGTTAACCATATTTGTCTTTCATATGTCCACATATTACTAAGACACCATACTCTTCCTTTCACTGTAACTTGCATTAAAATCCTCCGACTGCCTGTTGATACCACCACGGCATATCACGGTTAGTCCATTTTGCAAAGGACTTCTTTTCGTTTATATAGTAATAACGATATGCCTCTACAGGGTCTTCACGTTTACAATACTCAGGCATTGCTTGTGCGAATTTGGTTGTGGTCGCTGTCTGTTTGATATTGCGTGGTGCAAACCATAACTGACCACTAAGTTTGTCATCGGTCATATGTATCTTACCATAACGATGAGTGTACTCTTTACACAACGCTTTGAAGTGTTTGTACAACCATCTATAGTTCTTGTCATTATCACGTACCCAAATATTAGATGGGTGATTGACATGAGATGCTTTGTACAAGAGTTCTTCTTGTGCAGTTGGTTTCAGTCTCCATCGTTTGATGTTGCGACCATTCTTAGTCTTATCCAAATACAAGTCACCATCTAGTACACGATGTGCAGTAGACAGAAGCTGTCCGTATTCAACAACCATCTTGACCACATGTTTATCACACATCATCTGTGCTGCAACATTAGGGTCTTTGTCTAGATGGAATATGTTCATAAGTGTGATATCTCTACAAGAAGTGTATCGACTTCACCCATTGTTAGGTTACCGATAACATCTTCAGTTATAGGTGTATTATAACACAAGGAACCATCTTTGTCAAGTACTGCAAGTTCATACAGTCCACTTTTACCACCGTAAGACATATCGTGTTTGATTACAGATGCACCATAACCATTATCAAACTTGTACTCAAGTTGATATCCATTGACTTCGGGCATGTCTCTTTTCTCGACCATGCATCCACCCTTCATTTCTTTAATTTCGCATTGCATTATAATACCCCTCTGCATATACCTTCACAAACCCAATGTTAGGTTCATTGTCCTGTTTTACTGCATAAAGTTCAGAACCCGTGAAAAACACACATGCGTCCTTCATTTCATCTAATTCAGTAACGTGAACAGAAGTCTTGATGGGCATTTTCCAATTACCCATACCCTTTGTAAGTTTATCGAAACTTTCTTCGAGTGCCTTATGGCGTTCAATTCCTACAAATGTCATCATACAGTTTCACCTTTTACATTATTATACAGGTATTCTATCAGACCCAACAGAGTTTGTCAAGTCTTTTTTTGATATGCATCTAATAAATCTTGACCCGTAAGTCTCTCACCCAAGATAATTTTCTCACCAGTAGATAGAGTTCTCTCGACATGACCATCATTATAGGTAATGTCTGTCACGCTCTTTCCACCCTCGGTATCTTCGGGTCTAGTATCATACCACATAGAAGAAAGAGAATGTGCATGGATGTTTTGTACACCCTTTGACCATTGCTCTGCTTCATATCTAATTCTTTGTTCTTTAACCGATTGGGTATACTGTGTCATGCTGCCACCTCATCAAGGTATTTCGAAAACTCATCATATGACATAGAACTCCCATCCATAAGATGTAACTTACTCTCATAGGAATCCCTACCAGTAGTAGAGTTGGACATGACCCAAGTCTCGACCTTTTGTGCAATCTCAGGTCTCATGTAACCATACTCACCATTAACGGAAGTCTTAGTTGCATGGAACTGCACCCCATCGAACTTAATCATGATAGGTGTTTCCCAAGGTTGAACGTGGTTAGTGATATCAAAATCACATGTATCGATGAGGTCAGAACCGAGAACATACTCTTCGTATGCCTCATTCTTCTCTTCTATGAGACTGAATACTAGTTCATAGAACCCCTCTGATTGTGCGTCCTCTATGGATACACCCTCGACCACATAGGTATCACCACCCTTATACTTCCAATAAGGTTCGTCCTTACCGTGGACATAATCCGAGTTATGTGCCGCATAATTTTCTCTGTGTTGGGTTTGAATCACTAGTTTCATAATATCTCCTATTTACCTTTATAACCAAGTTGTTGCATTGCGGGTTTTGGATGAACCCTATTCGCAAGTTCTAAATACTGTTCAACAGTCACGTTCTTCACTAGGAAGTTAACCCATGCTTTCCAAGGTTTGTAACCATACTTGAACCTTGCTATGAACTCAGGTTTTGGTAAACCAACCCAAGATGGGTGACATTTTGGATTTGCAACTTCCATGTTCACACTCTCGGTGTGTCTACCTCTATACATGAGATACATACCATCCCAAGTGAAGTCTTCTTTATTAAATTTTGTCATATTTCATTTCCTTTCTCAATTTTATATACTTATTATAACAACAAGAACAGGAAATGTCAAGTCTTTTTTTCAATTATTTTGAATTATTTGTCCAAAGGTTTGAAAGGGTTCTTAGGGTCAAACCCCTTTTCCCATATCAAAGGTATTCTTTTACCCTGTTTGGTTTCTTCCATAACTACTATTTGCATATACACTATGAGTAGTGCGAAGTTAAATACTAGGTATCCTATAACCCATTGCATTATTTCTGACATATATTTCTCCTTTATACATTTTTATTTAGTATATAAATACCATTATACTTGATAAAACATAACTTGTCAAGTGATAAAAAGGTATAAATAAACGTATGACAACAGATAACTTATTCGATTTCGGATTTACTCTTGTAGATGAAAATGAACTGGAAGCTGTGCAGAAGGCACAGGAGAAGGTATCATCTGTAACAGCATCGACATCCGAGACACAAGATAAACTAGATGCACTATTCAATGCGGTTCAACCCCTATTGAATAATCTAAAACAAAATCCTGAAAAGGAATATATTCTATGGCCGAACCGTCTTGAGAAGATAGAACAGTTCGAAGACCATATCCAAAAACTTTATAAAGGGTAATCAAATGCACGTACATTACCAACCAAAGGGTTTAACTGACGAGGGTCAAATTAAATCACAGTTGACTCCAAGAGGTACTCTTGTTCAAATATGGCAAGACTTCGATGATATGTACCATCGATATCTAAACTTTGGTACTACACTTCGCATGGAGAAAACTGACCAACAGGTAAACTCCCGTGCATTGACATCAATGATGCTTGGTGGTGCAATCTATGATGCCTTCGTTGCAATCCGTGGATACAAGAATGTTTTAGTAGTTCCATCTTGGACTGACAAACCTTCTGACCGAAAAGTTAATAGACTGACAACTAATCACGAAAACGGGTACTTACCATATGGTGGTTCAGGTGTCCATTGTTTTCCTTTAGTCCATAAGTACAATGAGACTGACGGTAAACTAACTGTTGCGACAGTTCATAATGGTCAAAGTTTCTTTGAGTTCCTATACAAACAATTCGCAACTACATGTGATACACTAAATATTGCAAGAACAGATGACAACTACATCTTAGGTATGGATAACTATAAAGTAAAAGGTATCCCCGAAGAGAAGTTTGATGCAGTGATTCTACTTGATGTTCCTCATTATAAGAACGAGAAGTTTAAAGCATCCGAAATTAAAAAAGACTTTGCACATATGTGTACCGAAGGATTTGAATTAGTACAGTTCAACTCTAATGAGAAGTTGGGTGATAGAATTATTGGACGCAAAGATATTCTAGAAACAATTCAACAAATTATAAATACATGTACTCCCGATGAACTGAAGAAAGAAATCATCGATGTAGTAGGTACAAAAGAGTTACGTTTAAGAACCGTAGAACACCAAGCATTTAAACAACAGATTAATAATCTCATTTCCAAAATAAGAGTTCACTAATGATAAAATTCAGTCAATACTTATCCGAGGGTATCAACGACCCCGCAATATTTAAAGCAGTTTTCCTTGCGGGAGGGCCAGGTAGTGGTAAATCATTTATCGTAGGTAAAACAGGTTTACCCGCATTAGGTATGAGAGTAGTTAACTCCGATGACCAATTTGAAAATGCAATGAAGAAGGCAGGGATGGAAATGACCTCAGATAATATCTTCTCAGTAAAAGGTCAAGAACTCCGTGGTAAGGCAAAGGCAATCACTGGAGCAAAACAAGCAATGTACATCAAAGGACGTTTAGGTCTTGTTATTGATGGTACAGGTAAAGATTCAGATAAGTTATTCAAACAGGCAAAAGCATTAAAGAAAATTGGTTATGATGTTGCAATGATATTTGTTAACACTGACCTTGATACTGCAATCGAACGTGATAAGACACGTAAACGTACACTAGGTAAAGATGAAGTTACTAAGTATTGGAAGACTGTTCAAAAGAACATAGGTGCATTCCAAACATTCTTTGGTAAAACTTCCTTCTTAGTGGTAGATAACTCTGAAGGTAAAGACTTCAAAGTAGAAACTCTTCGTGCATACAGAGATATCAAGAAGTTTCTTGACAAGAAAATTGAGAACTCTATTGCGAATAAGTGGATTAAAGACGAGAAGAAAAAACGTGGAGTGAAGGAAGAGTACTAACCTCCTAGACTCAACTGTCCTTCCATATATTCTATTGCAGAGAGTTTCTTCTCTAGTTTCTCTATGCGTTTTTCTAGATGTCTGACCTTAGTGTCTGTGGGTGATTCGTTCATCCTCAACATTCCCTCTCTATCCATTTGATTACGATTACTCATGTAATCCCAGTAATTATCTCGTTGTGCCATTATTCCTCACTTTCTTCACATTGAAATGTTAACCCCATGCGAGGGAAAGGTGCATTCCTTTCTACCGCAGTAGGTTTATGAATTATATTACCATTAAATAATACAAAACTTCCTGGCATTGGATATGCGGCATAGATAATCTTATCCATTCCACGATTGGTAAATATAGTATATCCACCCCAATCTAATTTCCATACAGGATTAAGATACACAATCACAGTCCACTTATGTGAGTCTACGTGTGCATATGATGTATCTCCATGATTGTACAAATTCAACATTGTACGATATGGAGTTAATTTTAAGTCACCCAACTGAGTTTGAACTTTAGACCAAATCTCCTTTACTATTGGATTGTCTGCTTGTTCATTACTACACCAATGTTTAAATACTTCGTCAGGCATTCCACTGGAACCCTCGAAGTTCCAACTCACGTCCTTTAATAAATTATTGTAATAGTCCTTTACTTGGATACAGTCCTTGGTGTAAAGTTTTATATTAGAAGACATTATTCCTCCACGTATACCAGTTTACTTTCACGGTCAACCACTGCCATTTTCTCACCCTCACTCATCTTGACCTTCTTATAATACTTGAGGTCAGACTCACTTAATTGGTCGAAAGAGAAACCCTCTTTCATTTTAAAAAACTTATAATCTACGGTATCTTCCATTGTAATATCCTATTCTAAATTGGCGCCCCCGCATGGAATCGAACCACGAGTTATGCGTTCGTAGCGCATTGTTTTATCCGTTAAACTACGGAGGCAGTTATTAACTGGCCGACCTACAAGGACTCGAACCTTGAACCCAAGTTTAGAAGACTCGTATGATATCCAGTTTCACCATAAGTCGTTTTCCCAGTTATACAAGTATTATAACAAACGATACCTATTTTGTCAAGTAGTTTTTTTGGATGTTTTGATTACCTGTACATTTTTCTTTACAGGAAACTTTAATTTATCATGGGGATGATAAAGGTTGAACGTTACGTTGGGGAACTCTTCAAACATACTCTGCCATATCTTTCTCCACGTTGTAGAAAGTCTATGGGTGTTGTTTGCACCACGGTCTGATTCTAATAACAAGTCTGTAAACGAATTGATGTTCATATCAAACAATGCATCAAATCCATACATGTTTACTTCTGTTGCACCCATCTTATTACATGCATAGTGTACTGCAAGATGTCCACAATTGAAATTAGTTGCTGCCATATGGGTTTCCCCATTCATGACCGCATAACTTGGTACATGTCTATAGAACCCTTTGATGTTACGTGAATATCTTAGATAGAAATCAGGTCTCATCTCCATCCATTGTCTAGGACGATTACCGAGAATCCAATCATACATATCTAACTTGATACGTCCTTCTGTTAGTGCCTTCATCATCTTGAAGTCAACCATAACAGTTGCAAAGACTTCTCTACGAGTAATCTCAAAGGGAGGCATATTACACACAAGTAGTTTGCCAGGTGTACCCCGTTG